AGTGGATAAGCACCCTTATGTCCATGGACATCAGTTTCTTTTCCGTATGCTTCGTGTGGTGCACCTTGTAACCAACTAGTGTAATCACTACCGTTACGAGACCAACCTTTTGTATCTGTAGAGAATTTACCAGTTTCAGGATTCTTTCCTGAATAACCACTTCTTTCCCATGGTTTTGGGTCAATAGCTTCAACTTTAAGTTTACCACCAGAGTGATCGTTTAGACCATTTCTAGTAAGTTTTTCAGACATGTGCATCATGTTGAATAATTGTTGTGCATGTTTATTTGCTAAAGCTTTATTACCACCTTTAAGTGCAGCTTTATATTGTGAAGCGTGATGAGACATAGCATCATGAATCATAGCTGGATCGTTTTCTGGATCCATGTGAGTTCCATAATGCATAACAGCGTGATTAGGGTTCTTTTTAGAGTAGGCTTGTGCCATCTTCTCTAAAGATTCTACTGTATGACTTATAAGAAGATCATCTCTCATGTACTTAATAAGAAGCTGAAGACTTGGATCGTCTTTGGCTTTCTTTATAAGTAATTCCTTAAAGTTATCTAACTTCATAATTACTCCTTAAAGTGCTAGTAACTCAACTCTAGATGGAGCAGCAGAAGTTCTAATCCACTTACCAGTACAAACAACATAATGTTCTCCAGGAATAAGCATTACAGCTGGAGTAGTTGTGGCAGTGACAGTTGCTGATGGAGCATCTAAGTTTGAAAAAGCTACGTAAGTATTAGCAGTTACAACAAGTCTAACGATGTTTGTTTCACCAACATTAACCCAAGCAGCTGAAATATCATCAGTAACTACTTTACCAGCAATATGAAGGGATTGAAGACCTTGACCAGCATCGATGATGCCCATTGTGAAATATTTTTTAAGTGAATTTTCGATAGCCATGAGTACTCCCATAAGTATTAGTTATGAGAGTATTATACCAGGTCTAACCGACGTGTGAAGGTCGGTTAGAAAGGTTGAGCATCATTTTTGAAGTTTTTATGAATTACTTGCCATTTCCTTCTATTTCTGTAAACACCTGAAAGTGGGTAGGTAATTAGGCTTTTCCAGCTTATAATGCCGAACCTCGCTAGAGTATCTAGGAAGTCCGACCTTACATATATCATTTCCATTCTGTCTTCGTATTGTTCCATTATTCTGCTTTAGAAGGAGTAGAGTTGCCTCTTAAAGAAGCTTTCTTTTCCTTAGATAAAAGATTTGTACGATCTCTAGATTCACTTCCACAAGATTTACACTTGTATTTTTGGAATTTACTAGTGTTAGTATATGCGAAACCATTTTTAGAGAAATCTTTACTTCCACACTTACAAACATTTACAAGACCATCGTGATAAACATTAAAGTTAATACGATTATTATCCCAAACAATAAGTTTATGATATAACTCTTCTAAAGATAGAACGTCATACTTATTGTAGTGTTCCATTTCTTTCCATGCTTCTAAATTGTCTTTTAAACACTCTGTCCAAAGTTCATGTCCTTGGAACTTACCATGATTAATTTGTTTTTTATATGTCACACAAAGTTTGTCTGTCATGTATGCAAGTTTATTACTAGTAAAAGCGAAATGTCTCTTTGCAATTTCTTGTGTATCGATATGTCTGTAACTTGATGGAGGTGGAAAACCACTAAGGATAAATCGTGCATTTAGTTTCTTCTGATCAAAACGTTTTCCGTTCTGTGTGATGACAACATCTGCCTCATCTAGAAGATCCCAGATGCCTTTAAGTGTCTTAGAATCATCTGCGATATTCTTCACACCACGTTGATCCATATACATAACCTTATCAGGTCCATCGTCAAGCCATTTTGCACTCCAGCTTAAGATATGCCAATCTGCTTGAATCTGATTAAGACCCACATTGTTTTCCCATAATCCCCATACGTGAGCGATAATAGGAGCAGTTTCGATGTCGAACACTAACACTTTCGGCGAAGCTTTAGGTGCAGCAACTGCAATTTTTGCTTTCGCTTTTACTGCCTTTTTAGCAGTTTTCTTAGTTTTCTTCGTAGCCATTATTTTGTCTCCAGTTTTTCTATCTTTCTGTCTAGATACCACCTAGCTTTCTTAAGATCTTCAAGCTCTTTACTTGGATCTTTCTTACCTGCCCTGGCAATATATTTAACAACGTTTCCTAAATGGAAACCAAGATTCCATGCTTCAATTGCATCGATTGGCTGAATAGACGTAGCATTATAATGCTTTGGCCAATTGATAATATCATTCGTTTTCTTAGCTAAACAGATGTTACATGGACAATTCTCATTATGTTCAGATGATAATTCCACCTTAACTAAATTTGCAACTGCATCCGCAACTTCTTTATTATTCAAACCCATCGTTCATCTCCCAGAATTTCTCTATCTTAGTTTTACCAAATGTTTGTTTTCCGTATGTGAAGATAGGTTCTGTAGAGACGTAGATAACATCTCCAAACACTTCTTCCTCTTGTGACTTATTCTTTTTTGCATTAGCTTGAATACGTTCAATAAATGCTTGTCTAGCATCATCACCATATAAATAACCATATTGTTCGTGTATGAAAAAGTCATCATCAAATACAAGGCAGGATTCTTGTAGAGCGAGTTCTTTAGCAAGTCTACCGATTTTGTGTGCTAATAAACCAAGTCTAAATCTAATAACATATAAGGAACTTCCTTTCTCAAACTCAATTAGAGCAATAGGAAAGAGATCGCCTTTTTGGTAGATTTCAGCCATATTGTCGAGCTTATCATAATGATAGTCCTCGTTCCACTCCATGACTTTGTCAAGAAAGTGTTTCATAACATCCATTTATTATCCTATTTATATATGTGCTGTGTTTGATAATGTATTCAAGTGTTCCTGATATGTTAAAATCTCAAACCCAGATTTAAAATGCTCTATGGTAGTATTTAGATTTATATTATTTGCCATATATGTGGGATCATAGACTATATTTGTTTTAGTATTTATTATAGCTGAGTGTTTATCATTAGTTATAACGCTGTAATCACCAATTAATTGACGATTATTTAATAAATACAAAGCAAATAATACATTAGTATGACATCTACATACTGGGAAGAAATGTGAATTATAAGTAGGATTATAATCTCGCATTGAACAAGACAACACCCTATCTACTTCTTTTCCACCATGAATAATGTTGTAAAAATAATCTAAATCTTTTTCAGTTAAGTTGCTTTTAAGCTTAGTCCATTCTTTTTTAAATGATTTTATTATCATATTTGTTTCTTTTATACTCTAAATGCTTCTGGTATTAAATAAGCTGCGTACCAATTGCCTTTTTCTGTCTTATTCATTCTATGTGGACTACCTAGCATAATTTGTCTTTCTGTAAAGAAGTATGTTTCTTTACCGCGCTTAAAAATATATCCGCCCATTTCTTTTATTTTGTCTAATTTTTGTTTTGTACCAGATAGTGAATTTGGATGCTTTTCAAGTGGCTTAAAAACGGGGAATCCATGCTCTTTAAATGCTTTAATTTTTTCTTGTGTATCTAACAACATAATAAATCTCCTATTGAATAGATTATACTGATTTGAAATTTCGGTACTGTTCTTCTGTGTTGTTACCTTTTCCATACTTCAAATGAAATTCATCATGACAGTCTTTACATAAGCAGACACCGTTTTCAGGAAGAAGTCTTTGTTCTGGAAATGAGTTGAATCCATTTAGATGATGGGCTTGTAAGCTTCCACCTCTAGTTGTACACTTATCGCAAGTAAAGTTAGCTTTCTGTAGAACATCTAGAGTCCATGCTTTACCTTCTGGTGATTGACGAATGCGAGTATTTTCTGGAGTTGTAAAACCATCCCATTCTTCTCTAGTTATCTCTCTTTTCATTAAACTCATTCTAATTTTATATTCATCTTCGCCAATTTGTTGTTTTAAGGCATTATTTTGTAAAGAAGCTTTAGCACTGATTACTGCCTTAGTTTCTTCAGTGTGATGCTTACCCTTAAAGGCGGATTCATAACCATTCTTAGACCAATGATTATCTCTCATATTTTGTTTATGTTCTTCTGTTTTTACTTTAGTTTGATTTTGCTTGGCTTTAATCATCTCTGGTGAATTATGATGACACTTGTAACATAATGTATTTTTCATAGATTGTTTGTAATTTATTTCACGTTCTACTCCACAATTTTCACCAGGGCAGTTATCTATAACTTTCATGTCATTTCTTTTAGTGTTTGGAGCCAGTTCTTTTTCTTCTTTTGATTTTCTTTGAGAATCTGGATCGATGTCGTACTTAAATACTTCTTTTGTTCTTTGTCTATTAAACATACGATTTCTCCTATGTTTATATTATACCAAAGATGATGATTTACTTGTATACAGTGCCTAGTTTGTATAGAAAATAAAAAGGGCAACCGAAGTTGCCCCATTTTTGAATAAATTCAATTAGTTAGAAATTACTTACCCATGTTCTTAAAAACACAATTGAAGCGCGGCGTGTAAACAAATAGGGCCCCATACAACACGATCGCGAACTCAAGTGCAGTTGTAACGATAGCAAAGTTGATTTTGCTCAATGGAGCAAGTTGCTTAAATCTCATACATTCAGAAGACATATCTAGTAAGAAAGCTTCTCCCAATCCCGGTTCTTTAGCACCAGAGTCAACGATAGTTGTATTTGGCTTATAGTTACCGATGAAAGATTCTGTACCAACAGCTCCACCAGCTTGTGAGCGATATACTTTAACATGCTTAGTTGTAGCTGGAATAGCTCCTAAAGTAAGAGTTACAGCGTGTCCAGCAGTTCCAACAGTTACACCACCAGCTTCTTGGATTGCTCCAGATTCACCGAAATCGTTAACGAAAGTAACTTTGTACTGGTAATCACCAGCGCCAAGACCTTTTGTCCCAGCTGGAGCAGCAGCAGCAGCACCAACAACAGTAGCACCACTAATTACTGGAGCGTTTACGATACCAACTGATCTAGTTCTTCCACGTGGACGTAAGAAAAGGTTTGGTTTGAAATCTACTGTACCAGCAGAAGTAACCATCTTGTTTACATCGTAACCAACAGTTTGTCCAGAAAGACCAGGAGCCGATCTGAATTGTGGATAGAATTGCTTAATGAAACTAGAAAGAGCAAGAGGCTCAATGTGTAGTTCAGAAGGAGCACCGAAGTTTTCTAGAGCAATAACTGCTAGATCTTCTAGATCGTCCTGAGTAAGAACTGCACCGTCCAAATCTTTAACGATTGAACGAACTTCTCCGTATCCTTCGAAGTCTTTTGATTTTTGTTGAGCATCATCGTCACCTTTTACTAATTGTTGTAAAAGACCGTTCATAGCGATTGAGTTAGCAGGAAGATCTGAAAGAGCTCCGTTTTGTAACCCAGTAGCTGCGTTAGCGAAGTGAGAGTGACCCCAATACATTTCGCGTTCAACGTTCTTAAGAAGATCCATAGTTCCTTCTTTAGCTTGTTGAGCAACGATATCACCAACAGTAGTACGAACTAATGTCATTTGGTGAGATACTTTTCTACGAGTACCAAAGAATACAATTCTTTGTCCATCGCGGATGTATGTTGAATCAGATTCTTGTGGTGCTCCACCTTCTCCGATATATGGAGAAGCATCTGATCCGTAACCGATTAAGCGGTTATATTGTTCGAAAAGGTTGTATGCCTTGTCTACCGAAATAGCAGGCCACATTTTCAAGTTCTTCATATCAAAAGTAACAGACTTTAAAGTCGATTCTAATGATTCAGCTTGAAGGACACCACCGTAAGTAAGGTCCGTAGGTTTACCAGCTCCACCGTAACCGGCAGTGATGGCTTTGTTTAGTGCTTCGACTTCCTCAGGAGAAACAATCCCCTGCTCTAGTCCCGAAACGATTTGATTTACAGCATCTTGATTGATTTGCATATTAGTTCTCCTTATTTAATACCGTATTTATGGGCAATTTGTCTTAATTCATCTGAATCTTTTGTTGTCTCAACTCTGAAAACATCTGATGAATCAACTTTTGTACCAGACTTCTTAAGATCGAATAGCTTGTTAGCTACGTCAGTCTTATTAAGTGGTGCATATTCTTCAACAGATTTTTGTAGAGCAGTTACGCCAGCTGGCACACCTTTTCTTGAAACTGGGGCATTAGCCATAGCTTCAAAAGCAGCAGCCATCTTAGAAAGTTTTTCTTCAAAAGATGAAAGTTTAGATTCATAAGACTTAATTAGATCTTCAGTAGCTGATAAAGATTTTTTCAAATCTTTCATTTCTTCTTTAGATTCTTCTTTTTTGCTTTCTTTATCTTCGTCTTCTTTCTTCTTCATTTCTTTCTTTTTCTTTTCTTCTTCAGACTCGTCTTCAGATTTCATGTCCTCTTTTTTGTCCATGTCATCTTTGTCATTGTCATCTTCTTTCTCATCTTCGTCTTTATCTTCTTTCTTAGCGTGAAGATCACCATTAACTGGTTTACCGTCGATTCCAGAACCTGGACCTTCGATTTTAATCTCACTAGCAGCGAATTTAGACTTTTTGATCTCTTCAATTTCTTGTAGAGTGTCATCAATTAACGAAGTAAGAGATTTTACTAATTCTTTATTACTTAAATCCATAGTATTCTCCTTATAACGTTAAAATTAAGCACCCATGTTCAATAGATCAGCAGATCCTTGAAGTTCACCCAATGGAATGATAATGTTGTTAGCATGTCCACAAGCTACTTGAAGAACTTGTAAATGGATAAGAGTTGTTGGGTTGATTGAGAAGTTGATTTTCCCAGGGTTAGCGATACCAATTCCTAAGAATGGTGATACTTGGTCAGAAACTCCACCCATTGGGCTTTGAATTGATGCATCAACGTAAGTAATTGTAATTCCACCAGCGACAAGAGTAGCTGCATCAGATCTTGATGTAACAATTCCTAATTGCTTGCAATTACGTTCGATTTTGTCTAAAATTTGTACACGGTTTGCCATGTCTATCTCCTTATTTGAGTTTATACTCTATTAATAATAAAATCAGTACTCATCATATCATAAGTGCTTGGTTAAACACGGGCCAACCATAATCGCTTATGACATCTATTATACTTACAGTTTTTTGTGTGTTTTTGTGCTAGTTAGATGAGGTTTTTAAGCTTGTCCAATGGAAAGTTTTGATGACATTTACGACACTTAACTTGATGTTTCATGTAGACTTGTTCATCTCCACAATTATCACAGTTAACATATTCTATTCCATCAGATTTCTTACGACCATCTTCTAAAGATTCAGATTGAAGAACTTGGCCACCAGTTGCAGATGTAGGACTTCCTCCGCCGTAACCAGCAGTCATTGCTTTAAGGAGATTAAGCTTTGCTTTTGAATATTGCTCAGATTTAGCAACAGTCATATAGGACTTTATCTTATCGACAACTTGAGATGCTTTAGCAGGATCAACTCCTCTTCCTACAAGATCAGCATGAATTCCATCTAAATGTGCTGGATTAGATGCTGCTTTATTAGCATGAATCTGAAGCATATTCTTTTGTTGAACATCGGCTGCAGACTTAACTGGCTGAATCTCAGTGCTTGTATTTGGAGTAACTGGCTGACTAGATACCTGTGAAACAGATGGACCAGAAGTTGCTTGAACTTTAGCTGCTCCAATATTTTGTTGATAAGTGTCGCTTCTTGTAGCCCTAATGTCTTGTTCTTTAGCTTTCACTGCATCTCTAGTCTGATTAGGGACAGGTTTGATTGCAAGTCCATTTGGACCTATTGCTTTTACTAAGTTATTGATTTTTTTAACATTATCTTCTACTTTTAAAATAGCAGCTTGTTTCATAATTTGCTCTGGAGATGACTCTGATACATGAATTTCTACACCAATTGATTTAGCTAACTCTTTAATTTTACTAATATTATCAAAAATAGCATTTGCAGAAGCATGACGCTCTATATGTCTAAAAGATGGAATATTAGTCTCAGCTAAGTGCATAACACTCTTAATAAGACGCATGTCTGCTTCCCAATCTACACTAGATTTATCTAGGTTTAGAGGTTCAACTAGAGTTGCATTATTAGCAGGAGTAAATGTAAGCGCAACAGAATGTATTTTGGTTTGAGCAAGCCTAGAAGGATCTGAGATTCCTCTGGCCATAACTCCACCCTCAACAGAAGCTTTCATTTTTAAAGGAATGTCTTCTCTGTGGACGTTTTTCATGATGGCAGCTGCAGCACGAGCATTTGGATGATCTTCGTCATTGTAAAGTTCGCCAGCTACGTAAATATAAGGAGCTTTGATCTTTTCCCAGTAATAAGTATGTCTAGCATTATCGCAGTCTTCTGCTTTAAAGATCTTTTTTGCGGATGTAACTCTACCGATAGAGTTAAAGAAACCTTTTCCATGGTTATCATTAAGACGACCATTTCCATTTTGTAAGTCACTAATATCAGCACCTTCTACACTTAAAGTCTCACCTTGGGTGTCTTTAAGCTCTGAACCTGCACACATATCTATGAGTAAACGCTTATTTTTAGCCATTTGACAAGTCTCCTAGATACATTATACTATGTATTTAGGTTACTTATAGCCGGTAGACCCCATATTCTTCACCTCTTCCGCTATCTGCATCGGGGTTCCAAAAGGACATGTAAGGTTTTGCTAAACCGAATCTTACAAAAGTTTCATGTAAGTTGTCTCTAGCTTTTCTTTGTTCTTTTGTCATTATTTACCTAATTGTCCAAGTAAACCAGTAAAGACAGAAGGGCTCACTATTAATTGTGTTGGGTAATGTCCATACATCGAAGCAGCCATTGCTGCTGCTTGTTCTAAATGTGCTGCACTTAAAGCTTCCATCATTGCTTCAATAGGATCTGGCTTTGCAATTCCAAATCTACGAAATGTCTTAAGAAGTCTTTTTGTTGCCATTTCTTTTTCTATAGTAGTTGTATATTTATTATTCATCATTATTCATGTCCTTAATAATGTCCATCTCTTTGATCTTTTCCATGGCTTTTGATTCTATTTTCTTAACAGTTTCAACAGATACATTATTCATATGAGCAATTTCTTTATCTGAGGGAACTTCTGATAGATAGTCTTTTACATAATTAAAGAAGCAGTAATTAGAAAGTTGATGAGCAATGGACCATGGACAACCTGGAAGTTTAGCTTCTTGCTCTTCTGTTAATTCATCAGGAGAGTTTCTTAAAGCCTTAAGACGAAGTACAGCAAGAGGACAATACTCGCAAATAAGATTATCTAATTTTCTTGGACATCTTGGATCCATTGGTCTATCATTACTCATTTTTACTACCTTTCTTTAAATTATCTAAAGCTTTATATGGCCTAAGATTAGTATAGTTACAAGCTTTTAATAGTTCTTCTCTATTTGAGAGATTAAAATCAATTAATGGCACAATATGATCTATATGCCAAGTGTCTCTATTTATATCATAAGGTCCATGGTTTTCCCAATTCATCCATGGTTCAAATTTACTCTCTAAATAAGTCTTAAATTCTCCCATTGAGCAGCCCAAATCCTTAACGGCCGAACCAGACTTTTGGCAATTTTTTATTGCTTTATTCAATCTAGATCTTAAATTGTCTCTAAGTTTATATTCAATATCCGCTCTATATCTCTCTTTATTATTTTGATTTCTTAATAATTTAATAGTTTCTTTTTTATCTTTTGGTAAATTTTTACGTTTTTTATAAGTATTTAATACTCTTTTACACTTATCTTCTGTACTTAAATTACTATACTTAATTTTAGAAGCAATATTTTGACACAATTTACAATGAGACCTAAGTCTTTTTTCAAACTTAGATCTCAAACTAAATTCTATCTTTAATTTATTCAATTTACATTTTGAACAAATCTTTCTATCTGTCATAAATCCTTTAAGTGATTCATCATAAAATCTATTCTTTCGGAGTCCGAGCAATCAACAATGACATTATCAATACTATGCTCTTGAAGAAATAAAGACACTCGTTTGTCCACTTCTTTAGCTTGCTCTTCAGTTTCATATCTTCCTTCTGGGTTGAACTTCTTCTTTCTCTCAAGGAGGAAGTTGATGTGCTTAATCCCATTTGCTTCTGCTTTTTGTAAAAACTTAAGAGCAGCAACTTCTACCATTGAATCACCGTTGTTATAAAACTTCTCATAAACGGGAGAGAGTAATATAGGTGAATCGGTGATTATATAGTCTACCTTTCCATAAAGCATGTATTCAGATCTGGCTTGCTTACCGAAAATGTAAATTTGATCATATTGACCAACTTTAGTTCCGCTCCAAGCCCAAGCTTTAACATATTCTCTTACGAGTTCTACATTTAAGCCATCTGATTTCATTCTGTGATAAAGACCAGCAGCGGTGGTAGACTTACCTAATCCGCTGCCGCCTAACATATTAATTACTTTTGTTTTCTTCTCCAACTGTTTCCCCTTCTACTGTTTTTCTTAGGCCTAATATTGTAATAGTGTGTTTCTCACCATTAATCTCTTCTTCAATTACTGATCCAACTGTGGATCCAAGGAGTTTATTTCTTAGTGATTCTGTTTGACATTCTTTCATGTTGAACTTACTTCTAAAAATCCCCTTATCTTCATCACCATCGGTTACTGAAGTGATAATAACAATCGACTGTTCTGTGATTGTTCCCGCATCATCATTTTTGTAACCTTTGATAGCATCTTCTGAGTCTGATGCTTTAGTGTAGTCAGCAAGTTTATATTTTTCTGCTACTTTGTCTACTTCTTTTTTATCTTGACCACTTAGTTCAAGCATTGCAAGAGTTCTATATTGAAAATCATTTAAGATTCCCATTGAGTTATCTACATCTCTACGTAGACCTTGGAATTGCTCCAATACTTGCTTTAACATCATCTGAGAGATTCTTGTTGCCATCTCAGCATTTTGAACTGCTACGTCCAATTCTCTCATTTTATCTTTACCGCTCTTTTGTGGTTGTAATCTTTGTCCTTTCATAATTCCTCCTGAATTAACTTAATAATATGTCTTGTACTGCTTTGGTTGTTATATCGTTTAAATCTTTAATATCTTTAGGTCTGTTATACTTTTCTTTCCATTTAAGGATGTTGTCCAATGTTTGAACCCTTATGTGTTCACCTTCGAAAATAACAGCCTCTGAAGTAAGTAAGATGTCATCATTAAACACTAATAAATTGATCTTATATCCACTAAATAGTCCAGAAAATGACCAATTACCATGATAACTCTTATATCTATCGTCTTTTTGTTCAGGGTATACATCTGCTCTTAGATTGTAAATGCCTTGTAAAGCATCTACATGCCTCTTATTAAGAACGAAATCTAAATCACCAATATCTCTTTTTGGCAAAAGACCAGCATATATTAAAGCAGTAGAACCACACAAAGCTAATTGTGGGTTCGTTGCTTGTATATCTAATATAGTTTTTAATAATTTTGCCATTATTTTTTCATACTCTCTTTAATTCTTGCTACATAAAGTTTTAGAATAGTAGTTTCCTCGTCTGAAAACGCTGTATTTCTCTTCGGCCCTTCAAAGAGTTGATCCAACTCAGACTGAAGGAATCCCCGAAGAACCTGCTCAATGTCATCATAAGCTCCACCTTTCTTTTTAAGGATCGTGCCTTGAAGCAATGATCTGATAGCGTTGGCTCGTTCAAGTTTTTCCTCGATACTTCCCACATCGCTATGATTTGCCTGGACAGCGCGAACTGGAAGTTCTGATTCTGTTCCCATTTTGGAATTTCCGTTATCTTGCCCAGAAGCATTAGTGTCTCCACCATGTTCATGTAAGCTGTTCGAAGTTGATTCATCTGAAGATACTCTCTGTCCGTCATTTCTCGTGGATCCTTCTGGAGCAAGTCCTGGAAAATCTGAAAGTTGTTTTTTAACGAATCCATAGTCTTTCACCAACCTATCATAAAAAATATTAGCTCTACCAAATTGTTGTCTAGTTAGTGGTTCATTATTATCTACACAACGTTTCCAATGCATCTCTACATTAGAATCATACATAAGTATGCGCTCTGCACTATTATTGCGCTCAATACCTGATAAATAATCAATATCTTCTTCACTTAACATAGGTTGACGACCATAAACATTTGGCCAGATCAATTCACCGTATGTAGTGCGATCAAATAGTACTTTTTTACCTTCAAGCTTAGAATATAAACTTACAAGTTCTTCAAGATACGACTCACCGTTGTATCCAGGTTTAAAATACTTTTTATCTGGTGCAGACATGTGCACGATTTGATAACCTAATTTTTTATAATGATTGGCGACAGAAGATTTTCCGCTTCTATCTAGACCTTCAAGTAATATCCAAGTCATTTAACCCTCTTCGTCTTTATCTGATATATTTGTGAATTTGCTTAAGATATAGCCAAATACGATAAGTACTAAGCCCAAGATGGTGAATTTTAAAACGTGTTTATCAAATTCCTTATCATCCATGACGAGATTATACTGAATGGGTTTTTGATACTAGAAAAAGGGCTCTGGTGGTAGCAGAGCCCTTATGATTTATCTTTGTGGAGGTTTGCCAGATAAATCGGCTTTCGGGGGAGTTACATTATCTTTATTATGTTGAGTAGCATTGTAAGCAGCTTGACCTTTAAGTTGAGCCATTTCCATTTCATGCTTCTCTTGTTCACGAGCATGTTGACCTTTATCCATCTCTTGTTGATGAGATGCTTGACCTTGTTGAGCTTGTGCTTGAGCTTCAGCTTGTTTAGCTTGTTCTTTAGTTTGCTCAATTTGGAATAATAGAGTTTGCCATTGCAGAAACATTGGGTCACCAGGAATGTATTGCAATTCTGGTTTGCCAGCAGCTTCTTTATCTTTAAAGAAAACTTCTCTGATTTCTCCACGAGTCATGTTCTTTTCTACTACAGCCCACCAAGCTTGGTTCATAGGTAGATCACCTACTGGGTGTTTGATTTTCTCTTTGCGCGCAGCAACAAGAAGATCGTTCATAGATTTATTAACTGTCATTTCCGCTTGTAGCAGTGCCACTTCAGTTTGTGGAGTTTCGTCAGTGTATCCTTCGAATTGGAACCGATATTTTTTTGACAATTCAGGGTCAATCGCAGGAATGATATCGCGGTTGATTAAGTCTTCTAAGAACATTAGTATCGGATATAGTCCTCTCTCTCTTGAGAATTCAATCTTAGACTCTCCAGACTGTTGGTTCATTGCTTTACCGCCAGTAACAAGAAGATCAAGACCAAGTTCTAAAGGATCGATTTGGAATTGAGTACAAATAGCACGCATTAAGTGCATGTTGTAGTTAAGATATTCCATCTCCTTAGAACCACCAGCCATTGGAACCCATTGAACATCATCAAGACCAGCAACGATAGGAGTTCTCCATGCGTTCTGCGCACCATTGATAAGGTTATAGAATTGTCTACGGAAAGCAGCGAGTTGAGATTGAGTAACAGTACCTTTTAAGTGTAATACACCTTTAGCAGCTTGACCATGAGTAAAGAAGTTAGAGTTGTATGTTTCAGTATTCATGTGATTAGTAATGTTTAATATAGCAAGCTCAAGTGGTGAGTATGCATATCCATTACTATCAGCAAAGTTCTGAGGATTAAACAGTTTAAATACTAAATCTTCATCACCGAATACAGCAAGAGGTCTTTGATCGAAAGCTACTTGAATGTACTTATAATAATCGATTGGATGTTCATAAGTAGTCATAGTATTAAGAGGGTCGTTGTTAGATTGTGGCTTCTGTAAGTTTTTTACAGCTTCCATGTTTCCTTCAACTTGCTCTTTGCTCATGTTCTTATTGATAATGTAAAGGTTCTCAGAAGGTAGAGGTCTAAATCTATGTAAAGCTCCTCGTCTTGTTTTGATCTTTTCAACACCAATATGTCCAAATGTAAGAGCATCTCTTACTACGAGCTTAATGAACTCACCAAATAACATCTTGTCATCATCTGGAGTGTGATCTAAGCGACCGCAATTGTAGATGAATGATTCTAAGTTTTGAATCTCTTCTTTGTCAGCTGGCGAATAATCTTCACCTTCTGTTTTCTTAACGATTCTGAAACCCATATCAAATTTCTTTAATTGAGGTCTAGAAAACCTAATAAGAGTATCAGTTCTGTTTTGAATAATAGCAGATACAAGCCAATCTCTTAAAGATACATCTTTTAGAGTCTTGTTTGAAAGTCTTGATACTTTATTTCTGTAAAGTGTTTGTGAGCTTTGTTGAGCAAAAAACGGATCAGTGATGATTGCTTTACGACCAATCTCCTCTTCGTGTCCATCTCTAGCCGTATTAACTTCGATTTCAGGTACAGCATCCGGATCACCTTTGGCTAGCAAGCCATCGATTTCTCCTTTTGTGTCACCAAACCATCCGTCCCAAAAGTTTGCCATATTATCCTCTGCTTTTTAAAAGCTTATATTCTTCATATTGTTGTCTAGTATTATCTCTGTTATTATACTTCTTGTGAAATCCACTATGACAAGAGTGACATAAGCATACTAAATTACTTAATTCAAATCGTCTCTCAACACACCAATTCCAGCCATCTAAGTGATCGCTAACTACAAACTCCATAAAAATCCACCTCCACCAGACCAACCATCGTCGTCATTATTATCTAGGTCAGAAGGTTTCCCAATCTTTCCTACATTTGAGACGTCGACATCAGGATTAAACTGTATGCCATTTGTAGCTGCAAACTCTTCTGGTGTTGGAGTCTTAAAGAAGCTACCACTATTATCTGTAATCTTTTTCTCCTCGATGTCCATACCATTACCCATAAGAAGAGTGCTCTTCCCTAGTAACATACAAAGTGGGTATCTGAGAGCATCTAACCAGTGGTCAAACTCAGTATCTGGAACTTCTGTGATCGTTCCGTCTGCTGCGGTTTTAAAGTGGTAAGTGAGGAACTCTTCGATTAACGGCCCATTTGTCTCTTTGGCAATATGCATTTTAGTATCTGTCGTACCTGGAACTCTTAGAAGCTTTTTAATAACTTGTGTTCCGGTATTGATTGATTTATCATTTTCAGATGCAGTTGGTAATCCTGCTTTTCTCATTTCAGTTACCGCACCTTGATCGGCGATATCTGGAAAGTAAAGTTGACATCTATACATGTTGTGCCATCTTGTTTTTAAATGATGTACCCAATCTGGCTGAGAAATGTATGTCATACCATCAGAACGAACTACGAATACATTATCTTTTCTATCCATAAAGAAGTAAACAACAGTGTTTGGATTACTCCAACCCCAGTCGACTCCAGCATAACAGTTAAGTTGCATTGCATGACATTTTTTAACGAACATATCGTGCGTACATTCTCCAGGAAATTCTGTTCCTGTGAGTTTTTGCCACATCTGATTCCATGTGTTAACATGTAGTTTTTCTTCAAATTCTTTATAGATAACACCTTCAAGCGAAGGTTTAAGGTTCATAAGCTGTGCAAGTGCCCAATCTGTACTTTCAGATCTTACCTTCTGAATTAACTCTCCAACTGGCTTTAACATAGTTGACTTAGATGTTTGTCTCTTAGCATCACCTAAGCAAATAGCTGCAGCTGGACACTTAAGACAGTTTTCACCTGGCATAGTATGGTGAACATATTCTTTTGCTTTCTTTTGATCTTTTAATTTAAATGTAGCTTCATCAATTACTTCCATATCATCAATAATGTGGTATGAGCTAGTAGGTTTAGTTCCACTTCTTGAATCTGGGCATCTAGCCGTAAATTCAAAAGCAGTCCACTTACGAACGTGACGACCAGCTTGTTCAGCTTCTTCAATCATCTTGTTCATTAATCCGTATCGAGATTTACGTGTCGAAATACCAACTCTCAAGGCAATCTTTCCACCCTTTGAATCGAGCATACCTGCAATCTCTTTGAAGGCTTTTAATCCTTCACCTGTTACTGTATCGATCTCATCTGTTACAACTAAAGGAACGTGAGGTCCGTTACATGCTTTAAGTGTACAAGGAAGAACTTCCAAAGTTACTAAATCTCCATCAATATTAAATGTAGACTTTTCCATGTTCAACTTTTGAAGAACTCTATCTTCTTGAGCAACAGTTTTGTCTTCAATGATTGAACGAATGCGAGATGAGAGCATAAACTTAGTTTGATACTCATAACAACGTTTAGCCTGTGCAAGAACCGCACCAATATGACAAACATCACGTCCATCATGTAGCATAACTAAAAGTTCTGCGATTGCCATACCAAGAGTCTTTCCAGATCCTCGACCAGCAACATATAATAATTCTTCGATGTTTTCTGGGTTGTTCTTATTAACACAGATGTCATAAACCTCCCAGATGATCTGTAGAGGGTTTGTATCGGCGAACCTTGATACGGTAACGTCCGGAAGATGAAGACCGAAAAACAATTGAATGAACTTAGAAAGTTCTTCTTTAGTTGTACACTTCTTGAAGAATATTTTCTTTCTTTGCTCAATCGATAGGGCGTCTAAGCCTGTTTTTGGCTTCTTAGTACTCATTACTTATCCTCGTTTAACAACGAATCTAGATCAATATCTTCTTCTTTTGGTGCAGAAGATGTTTTCTTTTCTACTTGTGGAGCTAAAGCATCAAACATTGGAGACATTTTATTATCTTTAGCATTTGGAGTAGCACCTTGAACGATCTTAGCAAGAGTTTCTGTAATCTCTTTATAATCTTTAATAGAAGTAATTCTTAAACTTGGTTTAGGAGAATTTGGATCAAGAATATAGTCTCTCATTTGTTTCATGTGCTCAGCAGAAGCAACAGATAACATAGCAGTTAGAAAGTCTGTTTGTTCAATAACACTCTTGACTACCTTAGCTTTAACTCTATCTCTAAGAGATGAGTGCATTTTCTCTCTATCATGTGCCCATTTTTGTAAAGCAGCAGTAAGTACAATTTGTCCTAGTTCATATTGAGGGAATTGGTGGTGGATTTCATTAAATGAACACCCAACCATAAATAACTCATATACTTTAATAGATTCAGCAGTAGGAATTGCTCCTATTGTTTTGTTTTTTCTTAAATACTTCTCACCAGCTTCTATTTCTTGCTGAGTAAGTCCGAATTTCTCATCTTCGCTAAAGTTTCTTTTTAGTGCCATTTTCTCGCTCCAGATATGTATTTTGTTTAAAAGAAATTCGCTGGTATTGATCTTTAATGGTGAAAACAGAATTACCCTCTAATAGATAGAGCCATAATTCTTGTCTAACGTCCTCGTCCTTAGTCAGTTCGTTTATTGTTCTCGCCATGTAGCCATAGATCTTTTTTGCCATCATAATCTTTTACACTTTTGTAATATACCTTTGTATTCCATTCTTTATTAAAATAAGCTTTAATAAACTGATTTCCAATTTCTTCTAATTTATATCCTAAACCACTCTCATCTGTTGCTTTCTTAGCTATTAGAAACTTCTTAAGTCTTCTAATTTCAAAGAATCCCAGTTTCTCCCCACTTTCATACTTTTCAAGGAGCTTAAGGTTCTTGAATAATTCTTCTCCAATAATTAGCTTATAAGTCACTAGTTTACCTTCAAAGTCAATGCTTGTTGAAGCATCAATTGTATCTTCTATTAAACAATATGACAACATTGCCACATTATTCTTCATTTCTTCAGTTAAAAGATTGCTTTCAACTAGCCATTTGTGATGGTCAATAAAAATCATACTAATACCTCACCTGTATTATACCAGCTTTTACTTTGTATTCGTTATAATATCTGTAATTTTACGTAAAATCAACTGCTTATCTAAACTACCATCATATATTTTATCAACATATTCAGACATAATGTCTTCTATTGATGTAGCTTTGATCTGTACCTTCTGTTTTTGCTTATCTGTAGGTATAGCTTTCGTTACGACTTTCTTATCTTTGATCAGATCAAGGAACTGTTGTGATTTGAAATAAGCACCTAATTCTATCTTAGGTCCTGTAACTTTAATAATCCACTTATCTTCAGTATTAAGTTCAACTTCTAATAGAGAATGTAAGTCTTTTAAGCTAGCTGTAGCATTAACTTCAAACTCTACACTTCTCCATCTTGTGAATGGTGATTCAATGAACGTTTGAGCAAACGTATCAGTGTCAAATAGAAGTATTCCTTTAGTTTGATCTACGTCTGAACTACTATGTGCAAATGGCGTACCTGGATAAACAACTTTACCAAAGTTCTGTCTTTTATGAATATGCCCAGAAATGATGATATCTGCTGTTACTTTGTCAGCATTAACACCAGCATCTTCTCTTTTAAAGCCATAATCAGTACCAATGAATGTATTATGTGTAATGCAGATAGATTGAGTTTGAAGAGGAAAGTCTTTAAATTCTGCAACGTAAGGAACAACAGTTATTCCTTGTAGTTCTGTTACTTTATCAAACATCAAGAATCCAGGAATGTCTATTGTTTGTAGTGCATGATATTTAGCGTCTTTAGGTTTAAATTGATCATGGTTTCCTAATACGTACCAGTATTCAAACCCAGAAGAAGTAAGTCTAATAACATGATCTTGGAATTCTTTTAACAATTCCGAACGAACAACTCCATGAGTATCAAATGTATCTCCCAAATTACATACCACATCGGGTTTGTATTGTACAGCCATTTCTTCAGACCACTTAAGAAAAGCCTTAGATTGTTCGAAGTTGTTGATTTTTAAATGGGGATCCCCTAGGAATAGAATTTTGGTCATTACTTTCTCCATAAACAAGATTGATACCTTAAAGCTACAGCTGCTTCAGCATGCATCCATAAAGTATTAGGTTCTATCTTGTGATTATAAAATGTGTTTAGATTGATGTCTTTAGCTAAGACTTCTTTGATACAAGCTTCTTGCTTATTTACTTGGCTTCGTAGTTGGTAAGTCCGACCCTGAGTAAAACCCAAAATCAGAACCTGGAACATGATAATCGTCACCAATAATGTTTTCATCTCCAAGCAATATATCCTCTATAAAGAAATCCATTAGAGTTATTCTACCGATTGAAAGATGTTCAGGGTGCAGTTTAGGGTTTACTTTGATAGTAATAGAGCCGCAAAATGTAATATAATTAGTAATATTAAGACTAGAAGGAAAGTCTCTTACTGCAGAGGACATTCTCATGTTTTCATATGATTCTTTTTGAAATGCTTTGTATCTTTCGATACCAAGCCAACAAATAGAGCCGTCTACTTCCATAAACGACTCCGTCATTCTCATTGCAATTTTATCAATTTCTTCAGAAACTTTCAATTACAGGTCCTCAGCGATATTTTCCATATCGATATCAGTAGTAACTATAGTTTGATTTCTAACAGCAACCATTGCATCATCTGCACTCAAACAAGCTTCATATGCTTCATGAAGAATTTTCTGATCAGCTGTAATGAATTGCTTCATGTTAGCTTCACCTTTAACATGTGGATAATCTTTGAATGCCCACATCATATTGTTTGGTTTACCAGTTGCAGCTGTGATTGGGTGATAGATAATACCCATACTCTTAGCTAGTTCATAAATCTCAGACTCTGTATCTACAATACCTGTATCGTAACGAAGAGAGAATTCAGCTACTCTATATGGAGCACCAACTCTATTCTTCTTACCTTTAACACGAACTTTGTGACCAACTTGGTGAGCTCCACCAGCAATTGTTCCACCTTCTTCAATACGTCCTGCTTTAGAATCGATTCTCTCTACTTGCAACATATAGTCACAAAAATGCTTTAAGCTTCGTCCATCAGGAATAATCCATGGATTATTCATTTTCTTGTATTGATCCATCTCTTCATATACTTGTTGAACTAGAATAGTTGTAATGCTATAAGTTCTAATTATAGGAAGAAGTCCTTTAAGTGCAGGTCCAAGATACTTAGCTCCAGATCCACCCATACTTAAGTCAGTAGATTTAGCCTTGATGTCTCCAGGGTAACGAATAGACTTGACTGAATCGATCATAAGACCATTGATTGGTGCTCCTTCTTGAAGCATCTCAAGTACGTCTTTTTCTAACCAGTCAAAAATTTGTAGAGGGTCGTTAGTTTGTTTTACTAACAGTCTGTTGAGATCACCACCCAATTTGCTAAACCAATCAGGATTAAAGCTGAATTCTGCATCAACTAAAATTTGAATTGATTGTGGGTGCTTCTTTTGGATTTCGATCAAAGCTAATTGGGAAAGCAATGATTTACCTGACGATTCTGGTCCAAAAAAGCAAACGGCCTTTCCTTCTGTAATTCCACTATTACCGACCATCCAGTTAAAACTAGGTGATGGTAACTGGATTACATTCTCTGATGGTTTTGGCATAGAAGCTGCGACTTTTGCGAAGTCACCCTCTAATTTAGACATCCATTTACTTACGCTCATAATTATCCTTTAATAAATTTAAGACTCTTAACAGTTCTACTAACAGGATTTCCAATCGTAGCTCGCTTAAATCCTTTTGGCAAGTTAGCCGCAGGAATATATAGGGTTTTAAACTCTCTATTAATATATCCTTCTACGCTTGTTCCATTAGTAAAATAAACTCTGTATTTAGCACCTTTGTAAAAATTGTCTACTTCAGTATTATCAAATACATTTAGTAATTGAGCTACTGTAACTGTTTGCGCTTTCTCGCCTTCGCTTGCACATGTGAATTTTAATTTCATATTTTCTCCTTATTAAAAACCTTCGAATCCGGTTCCTTGTGTGTCGTTGAATGATATCTTCTTAACATCATCGTGAGCACATCTAAAAGCCTGGTATTTGTTCTTTAAGAACACGCACATAGCTTCAGATGCATTAAATTGTTCTTTGGCCTTAATGACATCCTCATCCAGATCTACATATGCTTCTCTGATACCGTTAGACATCTTAATTCCTTTCTCTTTACAATATTCTTCTGACTTATCTAAATAGGCAATAGCCTTCATTTTCTCTAATGTAGATTTAGCATCTAAATTAGATTTAGTAGCTTTTGAAAGCATACTACTTGTTAAGTCCATTGCATTGATAAAATCTCGGAGATAAAGAGGAGCCAACATTTTGTTGAGCTCCCCAATTTCTTTAATTTTTTCAGTGTAAAAGACCAATTTAGTTACGTCCAAAGACTGCAACTCATTAGCCATTTGTTACCTCATTATGATTTGAATAGATTGTCTGCCATTGCAAGTAAATCTTCATCTTCATCAAGGTTCACATCAACATCTAGGTTGATCTTTGCACCAGCACCTTTAACGATCGGAGCTGAAGCTGGAACTAATTGAGATGGAGAACTTGTAGCGAAAACACCTGTAGATGGCGTAGAAAATTCTACATCATCAAGTCCAAAGCCAGGAACTGCAAGTTCTGGCATTGTTTCAGCAGCATGAACGATATTAGCAACTAAGATTTCTTTTAGTTCAGCATACGTAAGCTTCTGATAGATCGTATTAAGATCGTAAGCTAAGTCTGAGTAACTTGCAGAGATATTTTCTGCTAAAGGACTTCTATCATCTTGATAAGAAGGAATACCTTGTTCATTCTTTGCCATGATTTGACTCTTAGCAGCAGAATAAGTAGTTTTAAATCCTTCACCATCACGAGTGATGTTAATCCAAACACCTGAATCTTGAACTACTGAGCTCAAAGATGTAGGATCTTGGTTGTAATCTTTAATGTATTGGTTCATTACTTTAAGAACATCTTTATGAGCAGTTGTCTTAAGTTCTAGTACACCTACTGTTCCAGACTTATCTGAAGCATTGTAAGCAAATACAGTCTTAGGTCTGATCGCAGAGATGAAATCGTTTACAGCTTTAAACTTAGTGTTGATCTCGTCTTCTGTCTTACCTTTAGAAAGCAATTGAATCTTTTCAGCTTCAAGTTTTTGCTTTAGTAACTCTAGGTAATCGAAAACTGGACATTGACCTTCATAAGTTGAAGATGAAGCGAACGGTCTTACTCTTCCTGAATTAGGATCTGTAAGTCCCCAGATAACATTCCACTTACGGTATGGATAACCGTTTGATTCTACTCCATGTGGAGGTAAAAAACGAAACGTATTAAGACCGCCTTTGATCTTATGACGTACTGTCTTTTTGAATGATTTTGGGTTGAGTGAGTCCATGTTGATGGAAATTTGAGCCATGTGAATTCTCCTTAAATAGCAATTAAGCCATAGTATTTATTAACTGTTCATTTGAACATAGGTATATTATACCACAATCTTTTATTCGACTTTCTCTTTTTCTTTCTTTTTTGAGTCTTTAATCACGGGATTAAAGCCAAATCTAATGAATCCGTTCACTCCAGAAAGGTCATCAGAAACATAGTAAATACTTGTAATTGCAGGGTTTCTAGTCTTTAGAGTATGTTCAATAATCTTTTCATAGACCGGTAAATTATTATCTTCGATGATCTTGTTCATTACACCGCGGATTTGGTCATCATTTTCAATAACATGTCCTTCATACTTAGATAGTTTCAAAGCAAAAGGGTTGATGTTGGTGTCATAGTTATCATTAAGGGCCATAAATAGGTCTCTAAGACCTGAGGAGGTTGTTCTATTTGATATTCCTCTTTTGCCTCTAGTTGAATCGATTTCTCTTTGAAAATCTGGTTTCATAATTACTAGTTCATTCTTCTCTAATTTTGTTGGTGCTGTGTTTACTCTTTCAAATGTAGACATGCCTTCTCCTTAATTGTTTAATATTACTTGCTTGTTATTATAATGAATTTCTTCTGCATAGAATTTTCCGTATCCACTATCATAAGTAACTTCAAGTTCTGGTGGAAGAGCTTTTAATATCTCTATTAATTCACCAACTGTAAGTTCTTGTCTAGTTGGATAAGACTTAAAAATCTCATTACTAAACTGCGGTTTTACATACTCGTATTCTGTTTCTTCTATCATAGTTCCTCTATATTTTCTATTTCTCTTAAATTTATACTAATCGATGTTTTATAACCTTTTCTCAAAGTGCCTCTCACACAAACAATACTGTTTTCTTTATAGCGAAGAGGTTTAGTTTTCTTCCAGTCTACAGACTCAGCCTCGTTATATCCATCTGATAATGCAATATTTAAGAAAGAATATGGCTTACCACTTTTCTTAGATACACCTTTCTTAATATTAGAAGCTGTATATAACATAATCATCGCAATTTCACCCTCATGTTCTTTAGCCAATAAACCTTCAGCGATCTTCAAAGAAGAAATTACTGGTGTCTTATTGATCATGAATGGAATGCCTTTACGTCCAGTTGGCTTCATATCTGGCCATCTTGTAAAGATCATGTTTCTAATCTCTGGTTCAGATAGTAAATTCTTGTTGAATGTCTTGTTAAACTCTTTCTCCATGAAGAAGATTTCCATTGGATCTCTAGTTGTTACATCTAAATTCCACGCAATCTTACCACCACGAAGATGGTTGTATCTGTTCAAGAAGTCTAATTTTCTATCAACATAGGATTTTAGTGTGTTATCAAAGAATGCATCTGCTGCTCTACCTTTAACTAACGCTTCAATAACTCCCTTATTTACCTTACTGTGGTCAACTCTTTTAACGTAATCTTCAAGAGAGAGGAATGGCCCTTTCTTAACAAGCTCTGTTACAGACGATGGACCAACTCTTTTAATTGCTGAGATTGGTGCAATAATATGATCTTCGTCAACCATATAAAGATCAGATGGCTTTCTAAGAGATGGAGGTTGAATAATGTCTCCAAGTAAAGAAATGAATGCCCTAACTTTATCTTCCTTACCTTCATTGTTTAAAACTGCTGCCCACCACTCTAGAGGATGAAAGTGTTTTAAGTACATTGTAATGTATCCAAGTTCAGCATAACAATAACTATGGCTTCTGTTAAATGAATATCTAGAGAAAGCTTGAATTGTTTGACATAAACTATCTTGTTGCTCTTTAGACCAATTACGTTTAGATGTTGCTTCTCTGATCTTATCAAATGCAGCCATCATAACTTCATGTTTCTTCTTAGCAATTGCATCTCTGATACGATCTGTTTCTTCAAGAGTATATCCACAAATAGATACTAAAATCTCCATAACTTGCTCTTGATAAACAATAATTCCGTATGTTTCATTCAAAATTGGTTCTAGATCTGGATGAATATACTTAGCTTTACGTTTCCCCATACGAACATCCATGTACCATTGTGTTGCTGAAATATCATCTTCAACAAGAGCATCCATAGCACCTGGACGAAGAAGAGCTGTCATAATAGATAAGTGCTCTCGTTCTGTTGGCATGAATTGTGGCACTGCTGCCTTAACGGTATAGGTATTAAACTGAAATGATGAATCCGTCTTTTGATTGTAAAAATCGGTATACACATCTGCTTCTTCTGGAAGTCTATAAATTAATGCAACACCATTCTTATCTTCTTCTAAGTAGTTAATCTTACCTTTTAATAAGTTAACACAATCAGTAACCATAGCCATAGTATTAAGACCAAGAAGGTCAGCTTTTACTAGACCACTTGCACCACACATATCTCCGTTATATTGAGCTACGTTAATGTAATCATCCATACCATTATCATACATTCTTAGGGTTGGAATACGACCGTCTCTTAAGTCAATAGTTGAGATAACGAATGCAGAAGCATGTCGAGACCAACCACGAACAATACCAAGAAGTCTATCTACAAGCTCTTTAACTTCTGGATAGCTATTAAAGAAGTTAACCAGCATCTGATTATCTTCAATATGACCTCTATGTTCTACACCTTCTTTGTCTGTGTATCCATATAAGAAGTCTTTTTCGTCAACTCCTTGTGGGGAGTCAGGAATAGATTCGCATAATTGTTTGATTTCAAAGTCATTACGATTACGCTGATAGATTGCTGACATAGCATCTTTAATTGCGTTCTTAGTCTTCATTGTAGATAGTGTAGAGATTTGTGCAAATCCCAACTTATACTTATTCTGAAGATACTTCATAACTAATGGACGAGCTGTTCTTGAAATATCCATATCGATATCTGGCCAAGAACCCGCATTAATACGAGCGTGAGAAAGGAATCTCTCAAACGGTAGTTTAGTTGCAACTGGATCAACATGAATAATCTTTAGATAATAAGAGATTAGACATCCGCCAGCAGAACCTCTTCCGATAGATTGTAAGAATCCTGCATCTCTAGAGAATGTAGACACATCTTCATAAACTAAGAAGTACGGCAAGAAATTCATTGCCTTATTCTTCATGATAACGTCAAGTTCTTTCTTGAATCGCTCTACATACACTTTAGAATCATTCCAACGACCATGGAACTTAATCCTATCCATTAGAAAGTAATAGGTTTGCATGTCATAATCATCTGTTTTAGACTGAATATACTCTGGTATTTCAATCTTTGGAAGATGATGCTTAAACTCGATTTTAATATCTTTAGCTTTTTCTACAATAGAAAGTGTATTGCCAATCCAACCAATGAATTTATCTTCTGTAAGCCAATCACCTAGATGAGATTTAAGTTCTTTGAAAATTTGTTCTGTCTTCTTAATGACATACTCTTCTTGATAATGTTTACCATCAGTGCTTGCGTTCTTAGAAAGACAGTCTTGAACAACCTTATCTTCTGGAAGAATATAACATGCTCCAGACACTGGAATACACTTAGGTTTGTATTTATCTACAAGTTCCATAAGGTATCTGTTATATGCTTTACTTAAGTTTCCATCTGGAATAAGATCGTTACTTTTGATACTTCTAAATCCAATTTTTGAATCCCAAATTTGAACGATATCAATTGGGTTAAACTCAATATGGACTTCACCTAATTCAGCTACGAGTTCTAAATATCTTTGTTCCGCTAATGCTTTATCACCAGCTTGAATAGCCTGTCCAATACAGCCATTAACATCTGCAGTACCAAATTCAAGACCTTCTTTGTGTTCTTTAACTTGGTCTAATGTAAGAATTGGAGTATTAATACCATTGATTTCTTCAGAACTATCATATCCCAATGAGGATAGTTTAACTAGATTGAAGTATCCTTTTTCATTTATTGCCCATGCATTCAAGCTAAAAAACTTAGCTTTTTCACCTGTAAGCATTTCTAATACTTGTTCATCTTCATCTTTTGGTCTGACGTTTAATCCCATACCTGAGATAGCTACAGTTTTAGATTTATTTCTAATAGATTCAAATAGTGAAATTCCAGTACCTTGATCAACAACTGAAATACCTGGAACATCATTTTGCTCTGCCCATTCATACCATTCTGATGGAAGTGGAATACCGTCGATCATATTGTATTGTGAATGGATGTGCAATTGTGCCATCTCCGGCATCTTAGCACTGATTTCTACAGATGCAAATGCTGCATCTGGCACATATACTGTATCGTCCTCTCCAATCAATCCTGAGATGATCTTATCAACCTGGATAGTTGCATCAATATCTGATAATGCATCATGTGCGTTAATAAAGATGCCAAAATGTGGAGCTACAACTTCTAGTTTAAGAGATTGAACTGCGATCTGAGATTTAACAGATTTAGCTCTTACGAAAGTATCATGTATATTAATAGTGAACATTTTAAAGAATTCACTTGATTTCTTATATTTAGAGAACGTAGCTGAAATGAATTTCTTATCAAATCCTACGTTATAACCTGCAATAGTAAACTTAACTCCAAAGGAATTTACATATTTAATGAAGTTATTTAAAAGATCTTCTTGAGTTTGAAACGTTGCCATCATATCGCGGGTAATACCATGAACAGCAATAGCTTCATCTTGAATATTATTCCAATTTGTTGGTTGACAAAACTCGTTAAATGATTTTTGACGTACACCATTGATTACTGGTATACATGCTAATTGGATAATATCGTGCTTGTATTCGCTGAGACCAGTTGTTTCTGTGTCCAGCCAGAGATAGTTCATGATTGCTCCTTAGACCTCAAACGTTAATGAGGGGATTAAGATTCTTAATATATAGATTGTACCGAATACAAAAAGGCCTCGAGTAGAGGCCTTTCCGTGGAGGAATTAGAAAGTGAAGTCTAGATCAATTTTCGTATCGATAGTATCATTCGTGTTCAGAGAGATAACGACTTCATAGTTATAAATTTCTTCAGCAAGTAATGCAGACTGAATACCAGAAAAATAAGTATTCATATGAAGACCTTTAAGTCTTAAATTAGCAGGTTCAAAAGGAGATAAGAGGGTTACTTTAAACTTCTTTAAACCTTTTGCTGCATTCTCTTGTAATTGTGTTGTAATAGTTGCTAGATTAGTTGCAATAAAACTTTCACCTTGTGCAAACACATCTGCCATCTGTTGGGTAAAGCCATTGGCTCCATCCAAGAAATCTGTTTTTAAACTCATAAATTATACCACCCTTTTCTTTTCAATAATTTCTAATAAAAATTCTACTTTTGCTTTTTCATGCTTTGCAGCAGCAGAGTATCCAGCACCTAATTCTTTAGCAATTTCTTTTGCTGAATTAAGTTGTTCATCGTCTTCTTTCTCTTGATTGATTTGCTTAATTGCAAATTGAGCTTCAATCAATTTATTCTTTGCTTCTTCTTCAGTTAAGTTAAGGTTAGCACTTACATAAGTTTCTGACAAGATCTTTTCCCACTTCTTTTCTTTACTCATTATATCCTCCAAGATATTATTTGTTTTCTAATATCTCAGTTATACAATATATTAATTTTCATCTGGTGAAACGAATGAGAAGGTATAGCCTTTTGAAGTTTTATTTACACCTCTACAAACAGCAGATATTGATTGTTCTAATAAATTTAAATCATTGGCTGCTTCTCTTATAGAATTATAAATCTTACCATTAGAACATTTTATAGATTTAGTAAATTTATTAGCAAATTTAAGTTTACTACATGTTTCTTTTGATCTCTTAGTTCCAATTCTAACTTTTCTTATTTTCTCTTTTGTTTCATCAGAAACTATTTTACCCTTATTTCCTACACTTATTTTATCTTTAGTTTCTTGAGTAATATTCTTACTAGCAAAACCGATACCACCAGATCCACCAATTGTTAAATTGTAATTTGTATCACTCTTAATAAAAACCTCATTTACTAATTCTGCTTCTTTTAATAAAGCTTCTTCTCTAGTTTCATAAACATGTAAAATTTTACGCTCAAAATTTTCCTTACCATATTTTTTTATAGCATCCATAATTGCTTTTCCACTACCTAAGTAATCATCATCATAATCATAAGTGCTATGAACTCCAATATATAACTTACCATTTAATTTATTAGTAGTCCTATAAATAATGTGTTTTTCTTTATCCTCTGATTTCCAAGTATTTCTTATTGTATTTTCTTCTTTAGATTTAGTTTTATGACAATCTTTACATAATATTTGCAAGTTACTCTTATTACAAAAGAGTCTACCAATTACAACATCCATACATGCGTGTTTTGCTGGAATATTAAGAGGTATTACTGGCTCGATGTGATCTACTTGTATATTTTTACCCATATGTAGATTGTGACACTCTACACATGGATATCTAACTGCTGGTTTTTTAGCTAATGTTCCATCTTTATTGTATTGTGGGTGTTCTTGCCTATGTTCTTTTAAGACTTCTTGAACAACTGGAGAACGAGAAAACGTCCGCTTTAATGATGAAATTATAGCGGACGTTTGATTGTACTTGGGTTTCTTCTTTTTTGCTTTAGCCATTCCTCTATTATACTAGAGTAGTTTGGTTGCAATCTCTGCGAGTTTTGAGCGTTCACCTTTAAGAAGTTCTACGTGGGAAACGATGTCAGCAACCTTAAGTCTATCAATTGCATAGCTTAGACCGTTGTTGAACTCATTAAGATTAATAGAGTCGATCTGCTCAGTATCACCAGTAAGAACTATCTTAGTTCCTTCTCCGATACGTGTAATAATTGTCTTAATCTCATGAGGAGTTAAGTTCTGTGCTTCATCTACAATCATGTATTGATTAGTAATTGAACGACCACGGATGTAAGTAAGAGCTTCTACTTTGATGATATTCTTCTCAACTAATGGTCTCCATGAAGCATCAGCTCCACCTTTAGAACCAAATAGATAATCTAAGTTATCAAAGATAGGTTGAACCCAAGGAGCAAGCTTCTCTTCCATAGTTCCTGGTAAGAATCCGATATCTTTACCCATTGGCATGATCGGTCTAGATATAAGCATTCTTTGATATTTACTTTCAGTTAATGTTTTTTCAAGTCCACAAGCTACAGCAAGAAGTGTCTTACCAGTACCGGCTTTACCAACCAAAGAAACTAAATGAATCTCATCATTCATTAAAGCATCGACAGCAAATCGTTGTTCTGCATTCTTCGCATGGATACCAAAGACTCCCGCTTTGAAATCAAGAAGCGGTACGATGCCTCCATACTTCGGAGAATATCTGCCAAGGGCAGAGTTTTTAGGGTTACCTTCTTCAAGCATGATGTAGTATTCATTTGGGTATTCTCCAATCCAAGGAAGTATTCTGTTTGCTCTAAATTCATTTAATTGAGCTAATGTGAATTCTTCTGTAATATACCCGTTGTCAATCTTATCTTGAACAACATTCATATTACCAGCTTTATAACTCTCTGCTGGAACTCCAACCGCATCGGCCTTAAGTCTTACGTTAAGATCGTTAGAAACAACAATACCACCAAGCACAAGTGCTGTGTAGATGATAAGATCGTCATTGATTGAAAGGTCCATTCCCAAAGGGACATCAACTGAATCACGAGGAATAGTTGTTAGAAAGATGGTTCCACCGTTTGGAAGATTAACTCCCTGAGCTAGTGATCCTTGCTCGCGCATAGCATCAATATCTCTAGAGAATTGTCTAGCGTTTCTAGCTTTATCACTCTGTCCGGTTTTGTGGTTGTCTAATTCTTCAATGGCTATTAGTGGGATATGAATTTCATTATCTTCAAATTTTAAATAAAAACCTGGGTCGCTCAATATCACATTGGTATCAACAATAAATTTTTTAGTCAAGTATTTCTCCTATTAAGACCATCAACAGGATTATACTTGTAAATTTAATAAAAGGTTCTATTTAGGTAATTTAGGCTTAATAGCAGATGTTTGTTTGATATTAGTTCTAGCGATTTCTTTAGCGGTTTCACCATGTTTTGCTGGAGAAACAACTTTAGAATAGTTAGTGTCTTTTGGATTACTTCTTCTTACTTCAATACCCATATCTGAAACACCAGGAACAGCCGTTGTTCTTCCTTCAGTCTTCTCAGTGATATCTGTTAATGTTTTAGTCTTGTCAGTATCTGATTCAGGAGATTTACCTGCGGCTTGTTTAGCCCACTCTAGAGATGCTCTAGCATTCTTAATATCTTTGTTTTTGATATGGTTTCTTGCGTCATTTAAATGTGCCTGAACACCTTTATCTTGTTTATATTGATAGAAGGGACGAAATTCATCTTTCTTCATGTTAGAGTTCATTTCAGCAATTTCTTCTGGTGTATAAATCTTAACTGGGTTCTTCTTAGATTTGGCTTTCATTTCTTTTGCTTCACGGTCAGCAGCTGAAGGTCCAGAGCCACCGTAAGCTTTAACACTATCCATAGTGTGTATGCCAGTAGTTTCGCCAGTGTTATTAGCTTTACGTTTAGCATTATCTTCTGGTGTATATCCTTTATATCCAGACTTTTCTAGAGACCATTGACCATTCTTAGCAACTGCCATTTGTTCTGGCTTATGTTGAACTACTCTAAATCCAGAGCCTTCTAGCTTCTTAACTCCACCGTGTTTAGTTTCGATGTCTTTAAGAGTCATTGGTTCAGATGTGATCTTTTTCCCATTTTCGTGGATATGATAAAGATCTTCGCCTTCACCTTTTTTCATGGCTAGTTCAGCATGAGCTTCTTTCATTTTGATATCTTTAATATCTTTATTGTGAGTTTGCTCAGCAGACTTGATTGGAGACTTTTTAGATGCAGAAGCTTGACCTGGGATCCCAACGGCCCCAGCTTGAGAAGTATGCCCTGGTTTAGGCATTTTAGAGATAGATGGAAGAACGGCCCCTTTATTCTTAACAGAACCTACACCACCAAGACCAGAATTTTTCATCCCTTTCTCAAGCAGTTCTTTAAGCTCATTCAATTTGTTTTCTAAATTACTCATAAATATATTATACCAGATTTAAGCGTTTATTTAGTAACTTAAGGTCTGAAGCATGATATAATACTTAAATGAATATTGGAATATATAAAATAACTAACAAAATTAATGGAAAATTCTACATTGGAAGTACTTCCAATAAGTTAGGATTTAACAAGAGGTGGCAAAAACATAAAAGAGAACTAAATATTAATAAACATAGTAACTTACATTTACAAAATGCCTGGAATAAATATGGTGAAACCTCATTTTCTTTTGAGATATTAGAAACTTGTGAAAAAGAAAAATGTATAGAAAAAGAGCAATTCTACATAGATACTTTAAATCCACAATACAATATCTGTAAAATAGCTGGAAGTACTCTGGGCAAGAAGCATTCTATAGAAACTAGAATTAAAATTGGTAAAAACAGAAACTATGGCCCAGCTTGGAATAAGGGCAAAAACATGAGTGGAGAATATAAAATTGCTATGAGCAAGTGTCAAAAAGAATCAAAAATATGTCAAGAAAGAATACTAGCACTGAATAAAACAAAACAAAAACCTGTAATAGGAATACATATAGAAACGGGTGAAATTATAGAATTAGATTTTATGAGTCAAAATAGTAACTTTCATGGAAGCGGGATTAAAGCTTCTATTTTAAATAAAACTAAAAGTTATAAAAAATACAAGTGGTATTTTAAGAACTAACTATAGAAGAAATCCCATTACGTTTTTCTACTCTAATTACATTATCAAAGCAACTTTTTGATTCACTACTATGATCAACCACTAAAATACATTTATCTGTGGCCAATTTCTCAAGCAGTTCAATAACCATCTCCTTGCCATCTATATCCAATCCATTGAATGGTTCATCTAAGATAATAGGGTTTAGAGACATAGAGAACTTATCATTTAAGATATCGATCATTGCAAAGTCGATTGCAAGTGAAAGGGCCCTAAGTTCTCCACCTGAAAGAGACCCGATAGAGATTTCTTTAGCATTGATCATTAGAGATTCTGAGAATTTAGTAGATAAGGTTTTGTCCTTATTCTCTTTAAATGTCTGTAAGGAATATGAAGCATTTGGCCAAATATAATTAATATAATCAGATACACTATCATTAAAAGCATCTACGATTCCATCCATGATGTAAGCTGGTGCTCCAGTCGGATCAAAGAATAGTCCTACTGTTTCTAATACTTCTGTCTCTGATACTATTTCAAGAAGTCTATTATTCAATGTGGTTACCTTTGTAATCACATCTTTCATATTAGATCTTACAGTATTGTTGGCTTCAATTTGTGATGAGAACCTGGTCATTTCTCTTTGCTTATAAGAGATTGAATTCTTATAGTCAGCAATAGTGGTTTGAGCTGTATTATATTCTTTATAGTCTTCAGCTTTCTTAAGTCTAACTTTTTCTGAGAGTTGCTTAATCTCATTTTCTTTTAAGATACCAGTCTCTAAATCATTAATCTGAGAAGCTACAATCTTAATCTGTTCGTCAATAGCTTTTTGATCTCCAGCCTTAACTGCTTTGCCACCAACAATATTAAGATGAGCAGAACAATCTGGACATTCTGTATCATGTGTTAGGTTTTGTAATTGTTTCAATTCGCTGCGTTTAGCTTGACACTGCGTCCGCAAAGCCTGTATGCCTAATAATTTAGATTGGATATTCTTTTCAATCTCTAGATATTTAGATAAGTCTGGTTCTTTAACTACTTCTAGTTTCTTTATCTCAGAAGTATATGCTACAACATCTTTATTATATTGATCTATACTAGATTGAATAACAGTAGGATCAACAAGTTGTCCTTTATAGATTTCAATTGAGTTTTTAAACCCATCAATCTTGGTTTTAGTAATCTCTTGTTCAATCTTCAATTTAGCTAAGACGTCTGTAACTGTCTTCTTATAATCATTGAAATGACCTAAATTCATGATCTTTAATAAGAACTCTTTCTTACCTCTGTCATTAAGAAAAACGAATCGATTGTTTGAGTCTTGTGAATTGTACATTGTTGTAAGGAATTGATCATAGTTCATTCCTATTGCGGCTACGAATTCTTCTTGGGTAATGTCGACAAGGAGTCCGTCAATATAATAGGTTGCCGAAACAGGTCTTGCCCTGACAACTTTATATTCTCTGCCATTAACATCCACTGTAGCTGAAGCCGAACCGAGTGAGGTACCTCTTCTGAGAATTTCGGACTTTGTAATTTTCTTTGGTACTTCGTCGTATAAAGCAAACGATAAAGCGTTAAATATAGCTGATTTGCCAGCGCCATTCGCTCTTCCGGTGTCATAGTCATAACCTTCTATTAGAACAAGACCAGAAGTACCAAATTCTACTTCTGCATTCTCTATTGATAATATATTATTGATTTTTAAACTTTTTATTTTCATTATATTAGATTATACTGAAAATTAGAGGGGTTACTCTTTTTGAGGAGGCTTAGTTCTAGTTACGAGGTTACCCTTATCATCATAATAAACCCAGCCTTTTTCTAACATAGTGCTGAGTTCGTAGATACCAGAGTTAACCATCTTAGGAACTTCTTTTGACCAATAGAAATCATGTTTACGTTCTTCGACTATCTTTTTGTGATCTTCTACGTGCTTCTTGTTTGTGTATTTATCTACAACTTCAGTTGTTTTAACACCTTTTAGGATCGGCATCTGACGATTCATTAGGTTCTTACAAACATGACATTCGATTTGTTTTGTGGAAACATCGGTGAATTTCTTCTCCAAGCTTCCACATTCATCACACTTAAAGGTATATTTTGCCATCTTTTATCCTAAAAACATATTTAACATTATGATATGGTTCTTTAGTGGTTAATAATCCATCAATTATACACTTCCTACTAATTCCTAATGTTCTAGAACATTCACTTTTATTGCTCCAAGTTCCAACATATTCTCCGATTCTTGTAAAAACGTCAAACGGCATAGTTCCACCTATTTTTGCTTTCTCATTTTTCTGTTCAATTGTCTGAATACCTGTTGATATTCCTTTTCTATTTTTAGACATTAATTCTCTTGATTCTAAAGATGTGATATGACCAATATTCTTTTTACTAATATTTTCTTTTGTTTCTTTAGAATGCTTAAGTCCCCAAGCACCTTCACCACCATCTGTTAAATTATATCCATTTGGGAATTTAGAGTTATATTGAATTATTAATTCTTTTTCTAATAAAAGAACTTCATCTTTAGAAGAAACTTCTCTTAAAATTGTCCACTTTGCTATATCTAAATATTTTGCTAATTTATTGTGAAAAACCGTTTTAGTTAGTCCTCTTCTTGCTTCCACTTGATGACGTCTTTTTCTCCAATCTAATCCCTTAGATGTAACACCTATATAGAACTTATTATTAATTTCAACAGAATATAGATTTTCTTTTCAGTTTCCATTAAAAGTCCCACCCTAGACCAACACCAATCTTCTTATCTGATGATATCATTCCGTTAATTGTTACAGCAGAGAATACTCTCTTTTTGATTACTAGAGCATATTCTGTCTTATCTGATAGTTTGTTAATATCTCTTATCGCAAGAAGTCCTAGGTTCAATCCGATATCTCTAGTGGTGATTGTCTCAGTATTGGATTCTTTCTTAGAATCGATTTGAGTATCAGTCTTAGTGATGCTCTTATCTTCCATTACTGATTCTTCTACAATAGTTCCATCTACATGAGTTGTCTTTTTAGTTTTAAGGACTACGTTCTTATTTTCTTGTTTAACTTCAACAACTTTAATAACTTCTTTAATTTTAGTTATAGTTTGAACCTTAGCTGGATTAGAGTATTTCCCTACTCCAAATCCTAGGGCTAGAAGCAGAATACCGATCAATCCGTACTTTACATAGTTATTCATTATTTAATCTCCAAATAATCAGCTGCATTTCTTAAAAACTCAGGGCTATCTTTAAATTGTCCAAGAGCTCTATTACACGCTCCGCAAAGTAATCCACGAACAATTCCAGTTTTATGACAATGATCTACAGAAAATCTATTAACTCTAGTTCCAGGTTTAGCGGTAGAACAAATTTTACATTTATAATCTTGAGCTTTAGCCATTTCATTATAAATATCAAGAGTTATTCCATACTTTCTCTTATATTCATTATTATCTTTTTTATTCATAGCACAAATTTTACAACAAGGCTCATATCCATCTTTTCTAGCTTTATCTTTAAAGAATTCAGTTATAATCTTGAATTCTTTACATTTTGAACATTTCTTCATTAGTTGCCAGCCGCCATCATATCTTGAAAAGCCTGCTTAGACATAGCTAGTTGACTTTCTAATTCTGGATTAGAGGGCACACAGACTATTCCTCCAATATTAAATAATAGAGAAGCAACACTTAAAGCATTACCAATAGCTACTCTTGCAACCTTAGCAGGCTCAATGATACCAGCTTTAAATGGATCAACAAACTCATGCATATTAGCATCAAATATTTTCTTACCAACCATCTGAGGATAGATTTCATCAAAGCTCTCACCACAGTTAGATAGTAAAAGTTTAAATGGAACTAGAAGAGCTTTCTCCATAATAACCCATGAATCTTTTTTATTCTTATGGTTAGCGATTAGAGAAGATAATTCTAATTGAATCTTACACCCACCAGAAATTATCCCTTCAGCAATCGCAGAACGAACCGCCTCAACAGCATCTTCAACTCGTCCCTTGCGCTCTCTAACAATGAGATCTGAAACACCACCAACATGAATAGTAGCAATCCCGCAAGTAAGCTTAGCGATGTTAGCTTTAACATGCATTTTGTCCATATCCGAGAAACACGCGTTTTCGATCGCTTTGAGCTCTGCAACTCTATCATTAATCCTCTCACTATCAATGTCTGCATCGATAAATGTTTCATAGAGATTAGATTTAGCTGTTGTGAATTTACCAAGTTTCTCTTTTTCAATCTGATCGATTGTAGAGATATCAAAGATAGTTCCATTTGTATATGCAGCGATATCCTCTAGGAATATAGTTCTAGAATTTGGAAGACCAGATCTAGGTGTTTTAACTGGGCAGAAAGTAATACCTTTCTTTGTATTCTTAGCAAGAATGTCCATAGCAGTGTCTGAGAACTCATGGGCAATAATGATAACAGGAGAACCATCGTAAGATTGGTTTCCAAATTCATCTTCTTGAAGAGCACTCTCTAAGTATCCTAATACTTTAGCATCATTAATACTACCATCATATAAGAACACATGACCGTTTTCCATCTTAGATTGTTGATTAGCTTTATC